CATACCACCAGATTTTCCAAATATCTTTTCTCTTACAGCTGTCCTATCTGCCTGACTTAATGAACTATTTGACATATATTGAGCAAATGCTGCTTTAAGATCAATATCTTCTCTTCTTGCACGATATCTAATATCATAAACTGCTTGGCGTATTCTCTTCTCAGAACCCTCTTCAGATGCACCTTTCCCACTACCACCTTTCGCAGCAGGAGGCTCGGATTTTGCTCCTTTTTTTGCCATCATAGCAGGTGCAAATTTTCTTGATGGAAGGCTTTCAGCTATATCAGTGCTCATTTTAATGATAATTACTTTCTAACTTTATATTTATTTATAAATTGTTTTCCATAGGAACTACCAGGCACCATTGTTTCGACGTATTTACGGTGTGCGTCTGTTCCTACGAGTCTTTGATTTGCTGGAACACCTGATGGTGTAGTTGCATTTACAACTGCTTCTTTTAAATCTTTAACCCAAGATTTAAACATAATATTATTTTCTGCAACACATATCAAATGATTTGCTCCACGACGAATAATACGACCAATCATTCCTGTATTAAGATTTTCTACTCTATCACCAATATTAAAAATTTTCTTTCCAATGTAAGACTCTCTTAAATTTTCTAAATCATATTTTGGTGCTATCTCCCAAATATTCCAGAACTCTTTCATCTCTTTTACATTCATTGATTGCCTTACAGTATCAAATAAAGTCATTGCCATTTTTCTGGGGAGATCTTGTGGTAGTCCAGCACGAAATGTTTTAAAATCTCCTTCAGCTGCAGCAAGTCTCATTCTTGAAGATGATAAACCTTCAACTCCTTCTGAATCTGGATCACGTTCACCTGATGATACAACTTCCATATTATCAAATTGATAGAGTTGTCCGTTATAGTTTTGAGATAATTTATCAAACTCTTTAACACGATCCTGACCTGCAATAATTCTAATATTTGAATAACCATCATTATGAGCCTTCTTTAATACATCAAAGATTGTACGATTTGCTCCATCATTTACAATTCTCTCACTATGTTGAGGGAACATTGCTCTCATTAAAGTTATTTTAGTATCAGCATCCAAAGGATTTTTCTTTGCATCTTGACTTCTTGATGGAACAATAATATAATCACTTTCCTCTGCCTCTGCAGATTGTGCAGCAATATCCATTAATTGTTGATGACCTGCGTGTGGTGGATTAAATCTACCGAATGCAAGTGTTAATGTTCCTTTAGTTTTTGGAACAGGTGGCGGACCTGCGGCTAAATCAGGACTTTGCACCTGTTGTTGCTGTTGCTGTTGTTGATCTGGTGCAGGTTCTTGTTGTGGTTCTTGTTGTTTTAATTTTGGATCTACAAAATTAGGATCTGATATATTCTTTTCTTTCTCTGTTTGTGCTGGATCTTTACCACCTACTTTTTGTCTTTTATTAAAAAACTTTAATTTACCTTTTTCTGTCTTTGCTACAAATTCTCCTGTATTCCTATCTGTCCATCCACCATGACCATCACTTTCCAAACCCAATCTAGCTGCTTGTTGAGTTGCAGTGCTTTCAGTAATAAATTGTAAAAATGTTTTCATCAGTTTATGGTCAATTTCGATAAGATTTCATTCTTATTCTGAGTCATATACTCTAAAATAGACGCTCTAGTATGTTTATATTTATCATCTTTGTCAGCACCCAAAGTTTTATAAGAAAAAAACATAAAGTTATCATAGATATTTCCCCTGATAATTCTTTGTTTTTTAAACTGACATATCAGTGATTCTATTAAATCATCCATCTTCAACTCCTAATGAATATAATAAAGGTCCTGACTCAACAAGGGTTCTCATCAATATCAGGTAAAAGTCTTTACCTTTTGGTTTTGTAGCATCTGCTCTATATCTAAATTGAATAAGTTTATCAGTATCGACTCCTCCACCAGTCTTGTAAATAACTATAGTAGGATTATTCGAGTCTTTAACAGTTACAGAAAAATTTGTTGATTTAACGCTATCTATAAACTTTTGCCCAAACGTTTGTTTAAGATAAGTTCCTTCTTTTAAAAACTTTACGAGTTCAACACCACTTTCATTTTTAGTTGCCTTTTCTTCACAAAATCTTGCCAGTGTTTCTTTGAATGAATCATTTTTAATTAGACTTCTAAGTTGTCTTAAAATTTTACCATTGAATATTTTTGCAGCTTGTGTCTTTAATGCCTCAACCTCATTTGAACTCATAACATCTTCTCTACTCTCAAATCTTTTTCCAAGAATATCAGGATACGTATTAAAGATTGCTTTATTAAATTCTGCTTCATCACTCGTATAATCTGCAATACCTAAATCTTCAAAAATATTAGCAAATTTACTAAACTCTAATCCAACTGACTGAGCAAATTGTGGAGCAGTATATTTTAAAGATATTTGAGAACTTCTTCTACGAATCATTCTACCACCAGTTGTAATATCGACTCTAATATCAACCTTAGTTTTTCTTTGTTCAGTTGTGCCTACACCCTTTACCTCTATTAAATCTTCTCTTAAATTAAATTGAGTTCTAAAAACCTTTCTTTTAATTTCAATGTCTGCATTAACAAAGTTTGTTGCTGTATTAATTATATTTTCAAACTTAGAGAATCTAGATCCAACAGGTTGTGCTGATATGTAATTTGAACTGAGTTGAGGAATACTAACTTCTACAGAAATATTATCAGTAATTTTAGATATGATTTTTTGATTTAAATCACGATCTCTAACTCGATATTGAGATCTAAAAGAGTTAAGAATTATATCTCTTAAAGTTGATTTTACCTCTCCTGCAGATATTCTAGGTAAATCACCAATAGAAATTATCTGTTCTCTATCAAGTTTTCTCTCAGATAATCTTCTTCTAAATCTAGCTGCAATAGCTGCAGATAGGATTAATTCTGCTATATCTCCTTTATTGAACTCTTGAGCCACTTACTTTTTCTTTTTCATTATTTATTTCCAAATATGCTAACTTAATTCCTTTATGCTCTAATACTATTTTCTTTGCTTCTGTAATTTCTTCATCATAAAAGATAATCGGTTGTTCTAATCCTATGTCTCCACTCATTCATCTTCTCCTAAACTTAACGGTTTACCAAAAGTTTTGTATGCTAGTTGCTCTTTTAGGAAGTCAACTTGTAACTTTAAACTTTTATTTTCTTTTTCGAGAACATCTATATGTTCTTCGTATACATGAATCATACTTTGTAGTTCATTATTTTTTATCTCTAAATCCCAGTCCATACGGGTTATAGTATATTATAAATTTAATATTTTCTTTATTATCTGTCATCCGATGCACGGTTTTCAGATTGGTAAACATCAAACTCACCACCAGGATATCTTTTCTTTAACTTTTCTACGTTTCCTGCAACGACTTCTTCAATCGGAATATCTAACGCTTTACACGCTTGCATTACATACCAGAGAACGTCACCCAACTCAATAATAAGATGCTCTCGATTGTCATCTGTCCAAGGTTTACCTTGGAATAACATCTTCTTAACGATTTCCATAAACTCACCACCTTCAGCACTAATACCAACAGCAGCAGTAAGAAGCCGCTGAATATTGGAACCTTTTCCGTCAAGATATTCAATACTATCAAGGAAAGATTTATAATCCTTACTGGAATCGGATGTGACACCATCCACGAATATAGCGTACTTATCGAGATCAACTTTTTTGTCATTCATAGTTAAAACTTTGTAAATTACTTTGCGGTAGTTCTTCTACACAATATACAGGTTCAAAAGGAAGTCTTTTTTTTGCCTCTGGCAATCCTTGTTGTCCTGGTAACTCTTTTTCTTTTTGAGCAGAGACATCAATAATCTCTGGTGGAAGTGGTTTAGGTTGATCTACTCGTCTATAAGTAAAACCTTCCCCTTCATGCAATTCAAGTGTTGTTATTGCATATTTTTCATGACTACAATCACAATACTTTTCTCCCACACCATCATACACAGACCAGTAAGGATAAAAATGATCAGGCAATATCATTAAAATTTAAACTCCGCGAAAGATTTTTTAGGAATTTTATCCTCTTTATTATACTCATCTTCTTGTCCATTGTCAATGATATCCTCTTGTGCTTTCTGTTCGCAATCATATAATCTCATCTTTGCACGATCAATACCAATAACAAATCGTTTGTATATTGTAGGATCATTATATCTATTCTTTAATTGTTTAACCATTATTTGATTCAAACCTTCTAATTCTTCCGTCGATATAAGAGCAAACATGAGATCAGCAGTAGCGGGAAGACCGAAGGATTCAGATGTATCGGTAAGATCAACGTCGCTAGAACCGTAACCAGAACGAGTAGTCTGAGTAGCCGAAAGAATTGGGACATTTGTTTCAACAGCAAGTCCACGAAGTTCTTCGGCAATCGCTTTGATATAAGAGTACGAATTGACATTAGATCCTGCTTTGTAACGTGATGATGCACATATGTTTAAATAGTCTATAAAAATAATATCAGGTTTAAAAGATTTCTTCAAGGAAAGTTCATTTAATAATGCCTTAAAGTGACCACTATGTGCTGATGCAGTTGGATATTCTTTTATTATTAAATCACCTTGAGTTTTCTTTCTGAGTTTATTTACCTTCTTATCAAACATAGGTTTGGGAAGTTCAGTTATGTTCTGTATATTTACATTTAAAAGATTAGCATCAATTCTTTCAGCAATTTTCTCCTCAGCCATCTCAAGCGTGATGTATAGTACGTTCTTGCCTTGGAGTAACACACTACTTGCGACATGACACATAAACAAAGACTTACCAACACCAGTGCCAGCAAGAGCAATATTGAGTGTTTTATTTGGAAGGCCACCCTTCGTAATCTTATTGAAAAGATCGAGGTCGAATTCAATTCTTTCTTCCTTTCTATGATAAGATTCAAATCTCTCTTCATAATCTTGTAAGTAATCGTGCCCTATATGATTATCGAAAGAAACAGCCAGAGCGTCAGAGAGAATACTAGGAATAGCATCCCTTCCTTTATTGTCATCTTTTCCATCTGCTAGAGAAATAGATTCCATTAATGCTAAGTATATAGCACGGTCTCTACACCATTTTTCAGTTGTATCAAATAACCATTCACTATCTACTGAATCATCATTGAATAAAGATACAATTTCTCTAGATTCTTTTATTTCATTCTCATTTAAATCATCTCTATCTTCTATCTGAATTGCTAATGCTTCAATAGTAATAGCACTTCCATACTTAATAATAAACTTACTTATTTCCTCAAAGATAACTCTTTCAGTTCTCTGCTCAAAATAATCAAGTTGAATAAAAGGAATTGCTTTACGAGAAAACTTTTCATCATATATCAGATTCCGAAGAATCGTAGTCTCAATCCGTTCCATAAGAAAACTGTTTCTGAGCAATAGTGTCTAATTGTTTCATTATATCATCAGTAAAGTATTCTGTCGGATTCTTTAATATCTCTTTACCATATATCTTTTTACCATTCATTTCATATCGACCTGCAACATTCTTCCACATACCACCAAGTTCTCCTAATTCAAGAAGACCATAGTA